GAATACCCTGAATGCCTTGAATACCCTGAGGACCAGCTGGACCAACTTCTCCCTGAAGTCCTACAAGAGTCTGAGACGAATCTCCAGTAGTAGTACCAAACACGAGGGTACCACTTGAATCAGCAGAAATTGTCGCAGTGCCCAATACAATTGTAGAACCGCTTAGATACAAATCTCTAAATTTCTTTTCACTACTACCCAAATCGTATGTTACATCTGCTGAAGGTATAATGCTACTAGAAAAAGTACCATTACCTAAAAATGTCTGCACATCATCATCACCATAACTGCTCGCAACGAGGGTTTGCTCATTAGCAATATCAATATAATTGCGAATTGCTAGTGTTGTGGGTATAGTAGTGTCCCAATCAGCAGAGTCATTAAAACCGCTTACAGTATCAACGAGTCGAGTTATCCTGACATTTTCAACATAATCGTACAAATTACCAAAAGAAACTGTACCAGATGTACTAATATCACCGCCAGCAATAAGTTCGTTCGCAAGTGTCAAGTCGCCTGTTGGAAGTACCACTCCAGCAGCAGAGTCTTCAAAGTTCTTTGCTATGTGACTCAGCAAATTACCACGAGTTATCTTCTTAGTCGATCCCGTACTAACATCATTGATGATAAGAATATCACCATCAACCGCATCGGTTAGAGTAGGTAACGCCGATACTTTAATATCTGCCATTTCTTTAATTCCTCAAAAGATCTATGTTATTTATGCAGTAGATCACGCGCCTACTCCACCGTTTAATGTTTTAAGGAGAAGTGCAAATCGATTAACTGCTGAATCAACAGTTGTAGGTGCCGAACCATTCCATAAACCTACAGAATCTGTAGTATATGATAGTCCAGTATTCAAAATATTTAATGCTGGATTATAAGTAAGATCTAAGTCTATGTTAACGTTATCATTACCAGAAGCAGAAGTGCCGAAATGTAGATAGTATGTTGCGTCAGCAGAAACTGCGGTGATACCTACGTTTGTAGCATTAGTCGCTGACAATGCAGCTACGTTACTTATGTTCGAGCCGTCACCGCTAAAATTAGTTGCTGATAACGTATTGGTTGATGCGTCGAATGTAACACCTCCATCAGTAGCAACACTATCCATTCCAGTCTGAGTAGCCTTCATAAGAAGATATTGAGTGCCAACTGTTGGACCGCTAAAAGTCTGTAATTGAATCGCAGGTACATCAACTAAATCTCTACCGATACCAGCAAAAGATGTTGCGCCTAATGCACCTGTTGATGCATTGTATGTTAATAATGTAGAAGTATTTACACTGTCTACACCCGAAGCACTTCGAGTAAATAGAACTGAATGTGATGCGTCAACTTCAGAAGGAACAACATTAACTGCCTGTGCAAGCACACCACCACCAGAGAGTGGTAAATTCGTTATCAATGATCCATCACCGACTAACAGTGTCGCACTTAATGCGCCAGTGGATGCATTATAAGATAAGCTATTAGTGTCAGTAAAAGGTACTATTGGACCTGTTCCTGTTGATCCTGATAGTAGGGGATATGTTGTTGTACTAGTAGAGGAATCACTTTGAAGTAGAATTGATTCTGCTCTTGATCCAATGATAGAAAATGTTGCATATGCTGTGCTATCAGCACTAGTAGCATTTAGAGCGAGTAAAGCATATCCAGCATGATCTGCACTATCGGAGGTCAGAGAATGTGTGGCAATTGCTGCACTATCAGCACTAGTAGCATTTAGAGCAAGTAAAGCATATCCAGCATGATCTGCACTATCCACAGTCAGAGCATAAGTCGCTACTGCTGCGCTATCTGCCAAAACACCTGTCAGCAAACTTCCATCACCAGCAAAAAAACCAGAAGTAAGTGTTGATGTTCCTGGATTATAAAGTAACTCTGATGCAGTATTTGTACTATCTTGACCTTCGGCAGTATTACGTATCATGAGATAATAGGGATCATTATTAGTGCCCGCAGAAACTGCATCAATTAGTTGCGCGGGTATATTAGTCAGTAAAGATCCGTCGCCAACAAAGAATGATGAGTTTAATTTACCAGTCGTAGCGTCAAATGTAAGGAAGTTAGATGTATTGACAGAATCGTATCCAGAATCTAGATTGCCAAAGTGTACATAATTCGTCACTTCAGTGTCATCAGGACTAACTATAATAGTAGCCGCCCTATTAGCAGTGGTACCACTAAGAAAGAGTTCTGTAGTTATCTGTTTAGTTCTGTTCTCACTAACGTCAACAAACAGCAAAACATCATCTCTTGCTGGTAAATCAAGCGCCGAGTCCAAGTCTGTTATTAATATGCCTGCCATTCGTATTCCTTAGAATATATTTCTTAATTCTATTTATAGTCTTTTACGACACAATTATCGTAACTGTTGCAGTTTCTACTATACCTGTGCTTGGTTGAGCACGATAAACAAATCCATCTGTGCCAACGTAGCCAAGATCAGGAGTATATCTAAAGATACCATTTACTGAATCTATAAGATTTACTGTACCATGTGTAGCTTGTGAACCTGCGGGCAGTGAGTAAATAACTGAAGTTGATTCGAAGGTATCGTTCGCGCCAACATCGATATCAATGTAAGACACAAGTGCTGTATTAATCTCTACAGTTTCGTCTAGGGCATCATCAATCGCATTTCCTGACAATATTGTTATTGTCTGAGAAATATAAGTGCCGTCTATCATATTAACTCTAACTACGAACGAATCGTTTCCATACCAATCCGCATTAGGTAGATATGTCCAAGTACCCGTCGCTCTGTGAGCACCAATCGAAGACAAAGATGTGCCGCTGAGTGTGACAGTCGCAGTTCCATTAGCGGGTGTTGATAGGATCTCCATTGATGAGACGACATTTCTCACGTTAGTGACTGTAAAATTAGGCTCAGAAATTGTGCCGCCATCTTCGTCGAGAAGAGTTCCAGCAATATTTGTAAATACATTTCCTACAACATTCACATCAAACAAGTCATTTCCATCCATATCTTTAACTTGAACTGTAGCACTCTCGATAACATTTACAGGATTGCCAGTACTCTTATACAAATTAATCTTCATATTAAAATCGAGCGTATATATGATGGAGCGTCTTGCTTCAATCGGACCTTCGTAATCATCAGAGAAAGAGATACCGGTCAATACTATAGGAGTATCTTCTTTAATATCATACTCAGTAAAGGGTTTAACAGTGACAGTATACTGAGGTGAGAAGTAAGGAAGTATCTGTTCTACAATCTGTAATACATCATCTTGACTTTTACCATAGATGCTTAACTGAAATCCAACATCATAAGGAACAGGTGTATACACCTTAGTTGCAGCACCATTATATGATTCTGGCGCCCTAAAACAATTATTTAACTTGGGTAGCTGACGATTTGCATCGTAAGTAAGCGAGAGAATTTCAAATGACATCCTTGGCAGCTTGAGTGCGATTTGACGCTCATTCGTTTCGTCGTTAGACATCTGATCCATACGCGCAAGAAAGTCTCTTCGAGGCGCATAAGTTAATGGCACTTTAACTTGACTAATAACTTCGCCCGAACTATTCTTGCGTATAACATTTAAGTCGTTAAATAATGCGCCGAATATGGCAACTGCTTTTCGTAGTCTTTGATGATAGAAATGTGAACCGAACATTACACAGGATCTCCAAAAGGATTCGACTCACTGAAATCTATAAAGCCGCTCGACACATCATCAAAGATAACATTCTGTGCTTCTTCTTGAAGAACTTCACTTCCAAGAGAGGTGGGTGTTGCCACTAAATCAGAAGTTAATCCAGTCACATTCAATGTGGTTGACCAACTATGATATGCACCGTCTGTCGCACCACCGTGTGTGACATATACCTTATAACTTGTGGGATCAGACGCATCGATATCTGTAATCTCTCCATTCATTGTAAATGTGGAGTTTATCTGAGTGATCTTTTCACCAATCACATATGTGATATACGGTTCAGTAAACGCAGTCTGGTCAAATATTAGCACCGATTGATAGGCATGTTCAGTTTCCACATTATCAATAGCAAGAACACCAGTATCGAAGTCTTCATCATTATACTCGAATAATTCACATCGCATACGAAATACAGGAAGATTCTTTAATTGATAGAATGGAGTTTCATCTTCAACTTTCTGAATCTCAAAAATAGAACCCGATAAAGTCAAAAAGATCAGATCCCCTTCACGAGGACGATAGAACGGATCAGTCAATGTGTTTTCATTAGCAGCAATAGTATTCACCCAGCGTCTACGTGCCATGATGAATGTTGCAGCATCGCGAATTTCAACACCAAACTTAGAGAATAGATCGCCTTCGCCGTCGAATCCTTCGACATTCTCAATATACATTTCAACACGATATGCGTTTTCAAAACGAGATGTGCTATCGTCACCAAAGATAGTGTCACGATTTACCGATTCGCGTGGAATATAATAAACATCTTGACCATACATCTTCAAAGACTCAACTATCAAGTCTTCATAAAGAGTCTGTTCAGATCTTCTGCCCTGTGAGAAGTAAGGATTAGTTGCCATATTAACCTATGAAGAAGTCGACGGGCAATTCTTGCTCTAAGCGAAGATTCTCTTCTAGTCTCTGTATTTCCGCAGTAGCATCTTCGTACATTTGACGACCACTAATGGTAATTCCTCCAGGTAACTGCATACCCTCAAATTTAGACATGTTCAATCCCCACTGTTGCTTAATCAATTGTGTGAGGTAATCTTTCATAAACATATCGTTCCAGATACTAGTAAAGGTCTCTGGATCAATTACTTGATACACTTCAGCAACTATATAGTCTCCTGCCTTGATGTCGCCATCAGCAAAGTCGCCGTCAATATACAATCTACCTTGATTACGAGAATGGCGCACTTGAGGCATACCATTAAACTGTTGATCAATTAAACTGAGATATTGTTCCATCTGGAACAGGTAAGAAAGATCGCCAGCAAAGTTAACGAAGTCTCCCATATTATTCAAGAATAACTGATACTTCATATCAAACATGCCAGTACCACTGATCACTGAGGTAAGAGGAAATAATCTCTTGACCCATATAATAGAAGAATCGAGATCAATATAGCCATTATTTACATCAGTCGAAGTAACAAGATGTTTTAGATAAGTGCGAATCGTAGCATCACTGTGAAATTCTTGGTACATCTGTATAGCATCATCGACTTTATCTTCAATCTGATCTGTATCGACATTTATCTCAATTACAGGATCCCCCAATCTACGAAGACAGTAGTCGATTAAATCTTGACGTGAAATTGGTGGTGCCATTTATTACTCCGCTTATTATTCTTTTACTTACGCACCCCAGAGAGTAGCACCTGCCGAATCGTATATTATTAATTGTCTTTGAGAATTATCATAAAGCCTAGCAAGAGTTGTATCAGCGGCAGTTAGATTTCCAACTGTGACGCTATCCGTAGTAAAGTTGCCTCGCCGAACAACAGTTTCTAGAGTATCTTGCTCGGAATCCAAAAATGCAAGTTCACTGAGAACACGATATCCCACAGAATCATTGTTCTTTATGACAAGTACTAACTCTGCCGAATCTGCTAATTCTAGCTCGGTGAGAGTTAGATTGCCTAGCGTTAATCTATTTGTAGATGCGTTATATGTTAACGCGCTGTCAACCCTGGCACTATCTGAGCCTGAAAGCGTACCTACAAAGGTAGGATAAAATGTGAGATCTTCGTTGGTCGATTCGACACTTGTTAACTTGATTACACCATCTAAAATACTTGTGATTGATCTACTAACAACAAGATTAGTTGTTGGATCTAAGAATAGTGCTGAGACAGCAGTTTCGGATGTTTCAATCCCAGTAAGTTTTACTTCAGCGTCAAATTGGGAAGAATCAAATGATGCTAGACCAGTTACATCAATACCATCCTCAAAATTAGTACTCTTGTTAATATTCCAAGCATCACCTAAATCAGTATAGACAATGCTTGCGTTAGAGCCATCAATCGTAATGCCAGCACCGTCAGCTTCTGCACCAGTTGCGGCACCAGAGGCTAATACAATATTCTTATCATCAACTGTAAGCGTAGTTGAATTAATAGTTGTTGTAAGACCATTAACGGTAAAGTTACCATTAACAGTTAAATTCTCATTAATAGTAGCACTGTCAGCAGTAAGACCACCATTAAAATATGAGTATATTGTAGTTGTGTTGCCACGCTCAGTTACGGTTTGAAGTGAGTCGTTGACAATACGAACAACTACGCTGTCTGCCTGACCATCATTTGCAAATGGATCACCCTTAACAAATAGTGCGTATAAATCACCAGTATCGCCGGAGTCTAAAACATTAGCATTAAACTTTAGACTATCCAACGTGATATTAGGTGTCCACGATCGTGTCCCATCAGCAAGCGAGGTGAATATTTGCCCGTCAGTTGATGGATTACCAGGAGTAGGTTCCGTCTGATCGAGCGTTATATAGTCGTATCTATTGGAATCGAGTTCTTCTACTGGTCTAGTGGATACGCCACCAGAAAGAGAAGTGCCCGAAACGCTTACTGAATTAACCATTTAATGATTCCAAATAACTTAGAGTTAATTGTAATTTTCCTGCACCTGCCGCAGTTGTTGAGCAGCGAATGACACCGTTCTCTTGAATAATCAACTTACCTGTAATCAGACTTACTGCATCTCTAGGCTGAACTCTATAGTCTTTGATGAGATGAACGCCTGGTGCTAGTAAGTTAGTAGCCTGCTTTAGAGTCACAGAAAATACTCCTGTGCCCTCAGAATCGATATTAGCACACTGTGCCATCAACACAATC